ACCGCCCGTAGGAATGGTTCAGTTCACTCTTAACCACGATGAAAAGCCTGTTCGGAAAAGAAAACAAATGTTGCTTCGACAATTGGCGCTTGTGGATCAATGGGAACTGACGAGGGAGAATATCGACGACATGGTGAACATCGCATTGGACACAGGCGATCAAGAATGGTTTGAGCAGCTGACAGCGATGCGAAATGGACAAGAAAAGGAGGCGGGAGAATGGAGAAAATAAGATTATCAACTCGACAAGAACAAGCATTGAAATGGTTGAAAAGAGAATATACTGTCGAAGAAATCATGGAGAACTTTATCGAATTGAACGATTTGAGAATGAGAAATGAACTTGAAAAACTAGAAACATTGACGCCGGAGCAAAAGGCAGCATTCGGGCGGGAAATGGCCGATTTTCGGCGCCGGCTGCGTGAAGCAAAAGAACGATTGGAAATGGAGGTGTGTTGTTGATGGCAGTCTTAAAAGAAGCCGTTGAGAAACGAAAACAATACATCATCGATTTTCTGATAGATCATGGCGTGTACGAAGCGCCAGATGGCCGGCAGTTGTATGAGTTGCCACTTGCGGAACTGGAACGGATGTACATCACATTGCGTTGCGAAATCGGAAGGGAAAGTACATTCGATTCATTTACGAATAAGAGGTGAAAATTCATGAATTTAGCTAAACTGTTCGAACTGCAACGCCAGCTTGACGAACACATCGAAAAAGAGCATCCGCGACAAGAGGGCGAAGATCGGCTGGCGAAGAAAATTCTTGCTCTTTTCGTTGAACTTGGCGAACTTGCAAATGAACATAGAGGATTCAAGTATTGGTCTAACGACCAAGAGCCGAGAACTGGTGGCGAATGTAGTTGTGATGATGGATATATCGATGTTTATATGGGGCATGGAGTCGTAGAACAAGATATATGTCCTCGTTGCGAAGGTATGGGAGAATTACCAAACACACTACTTGAAGAATACGTGGACTGCTTGCATTTCATCTTATCGATTGGGCTAGAGACGGGAAAATATAAAGAAGTTGAGTTTCAAGCCCTCTATGCTGATGAACAAGATATAGTGATGCAATTTAATGTGCTTTTCGATAAAGTTGGTGATTTTTTCGCTTATAGAACAAAAGGTAACTATCAAATTGTCTTATCGCTCTTTTTAACACTTGGCGAAATGCTCGGCTTCACATGGAAACAAATCGAAGAAGCGTACCTTCGTAAAAACGCCGTCAATCACCAGCGCCAGGAGATGGGATATTGATGAAATTCGAGAGATTTGTAGGTATTGATCCATCTTTACGGACAGGATTTGTCGCGTTGTCGCCATACGGGGAAGTGATTGAGATGCAAGAAATCGAAAGAGATGGCGATGATCCGGCGAGAATGAGCAATCTTATCCAAGCTGTTAGCGAATCTGTTCTTGATTGCGACTTTGTGGCTATTGAAGGATTCGGTTACGCTAGTCAGCGCGGCTTTCTACTTGGCGGAATCGGTTGGGGAATTCGGATTGAATTGTACCGAAGGGGCATTCCGTATGTTGATGTTGCCCCTTCCCTTCTCAAAAAATTCACCGGAGCGAAAGGAAACGCATCGAAAGAACGGATCGCTGTCGAAGTGTACAAGCGTTGGGGATTTGAGCATGATTCCAACAATGTCGTAGACGCTTTCGTGCTGGCACAAATTGCAAGAGTTTTACATGAACGAATTGAATTACCGAAGTTTCAACAAGAAGTTTTAAACAAAATTTCGTAAGACCAAAGAAGGTGAGTAGGATGGCAACCTTGACGAAAATTTCTCCCTCTCGCATGGGGCCGCCACGGTTTGGCAACCGCCCGCACAATATTGATACGAGCGTCAAAACGTATCAGCTGACGCCAGAGCAGTTGGAACGGTACTGCAATGGTGAAAAACTTGATGACATTTTGAAGGAGGCGAAAGAAATGGAACAACAAAAACCGAAAGTGATCGCATACGCGAAATATGAGGAAGTCGTTGCGGAACGGGATGATCTGAAAAAGCAGCTGGAAGAATTGCAAGCGAATATTGCACCGGAGAACGACAACGGCATTGAATGGCTGAAACGCGAAGCAATCCACGCACACAAGCTTGTAACAGAGAAGGAACAGGAAGTGGAGCATTGGAAAGAGCTATTTGAAACAGCGATGGCAGACAAAGAACGGCTGCACAAGGAAAATCTCATTCTCGAAAACGAGGTTCAGAGATTAAAAGAGGCAAACGACGAACTGACGGCCAAAAACGAGCGCTATTTTGCCGATTTGATGCGTTTGGAACAAGAGGTGAAGGGTTTAAGACTATACGCACTTCAAAAGCTCAAAATCGACGTGTATGGAGCTTAAAAGTGGGGGCTGTCTATGAAGCGCAGAAAACGCAAAGCAAAATGGTATCTGTTGTTTCGACGCGAGGACGGACAAGCAGTCTATCGTTATGAACCATTACGGAAATGTGAATTAAACAGCCGAATTCGAAAAGGTTGGAAGGTAGTACAGTGAAACCTTTGTGAATGGTAGATACTGTGCAGGAAGGAGAAAAGAAAAATGAAAAATTTAGAAGGCAAATGGCTTGTTAATTTAAGAGATGATGATGTTTGGGATAGCATTGAGTGGTTTGACTCAAAAGAAGAAGCTATTGAATTCGGTAAAAAAGAGTTTTCAGCACTTTTTAATGGAGAAAGAGGAGTTTTTTACGTTGGTCAAATTGAAAGTTATATTCCTTTTATATGTGGTGACCGTATTTTAGAACAAGTCAGTGAAGATGCATATTCAGAAGTTGGTGAACCAGCAGAAGATTATTTATCTAACGTGAAAACAGAACATGTAAGACTTTTGGAAGAAAGACTTAACAAAGTATTGAACGAATGGATTGAAGAAACAAATAATCAACCTAATTTCTTTAAGGTTGTAAACGTTGAAAAAGTCGAGTTTTAATATCGTAGTTCGAAGAAAATGCGAAAGAAGGGAGATTTAAAAAATGAGTTTTACAATTATTTGCGATAACTGTGGGAACTCTGATGTAGATATTGAGACTTACGATGAGAAGTTAGTTTTAACGTGCCTTGAATGCGGTCAAGAAGAAATCACAGTGATGGTTTCTGAATTGTAAGTTAATGCACATTCCAAAGATAATCTGAACGATCAAGGTGGTTTTATGGGCAAATCACTACGCAAAATCAAACGTGAGAGGGAGAAAACAACTTCTCCCTTTCATCCAGAAATCATGGCTGCATGGAATCGTGGATTTGAAGCAGGAGCCAAACAGCAAAATGAATTAGACACGCAATTGATGCTGGAGTGGCTTGGGAAGTTGGAAGAAATACCGGGTATCGGGCCGAAGATGGCATGGAGAATCCGGGAGCATTATTTGGAGTTTATGAGAGAAAGGAGAGAATGGAATGAACGATAAAGAGCGAGAAGAATTTGTATGCGAGTATTGCGGAGTAGAGTTGGACGAAACAGACGAATATCATACGACGTTTCGCACTTGTAATGCGGACTGCTATATGAAAATGGTTGGGTTATCATGGAGTGATTTTATTTAAGGCATTGGAGGGAACCGAATGATCTATATTTTGCGTCATCCAAAAACACACAAGGAAGTCAGAACGAAACGAAAATGGAAAGTGAAACAGTACCAGTTGCGTGGATATACACTCGTGAATAAGTACGATCCGACGGAGACACAGAATTGCAAGGCGTAAGGTTCGGACCTAAATAAAAAAGACCGGACTTCTCCCGGTCAAAAAGGATGAAGGTAAAATATCGTCCTCAAACCATATTATACCACGGGAGGGGTCCGAGTGGGCAAACGGTATTATCAACTGTCTTTTTTGCGTGACACGGACGGAGAAAAAACAAAAGAAGCAGTCGAGGCAGCACTTGAAAAATATCGCATGTATATGTTGACGGTTCCGGACGAATTCCTGCCACGCGTGACGCAAACGTACTCTCTCGTGCCTCCGTCGCAGACAAATGCGTTTCATTCGTCTACAGAAGATGTTGCAATACGAAAAGTGGATTTCGAACGGGAACGTGATGAATATATGAGAAGGATAGTACGTGCG